CGTCGCGGACAGGCTGAGAGAGCTTGGCTACAACGCCATTGACGTGAATGTCTCTGAGTCTGTGGCGATGAACCAGCAGGCGAACCGGCTTAGAGATGAGCTTTGGCTGTCTGTCAGGGATTGGCTGGAGACCAGGGCGGTTCGGTTGCCAAAGGATGATGAGCTTCGGGCTGAACTCATTGGCCCAACATATGCGTTCACCAGCAATGGCAAGATCAAGGTCGAGGCGAAGGCGGATATGAAGCGCCGTGGAATGCGTAGTCCGGATATCGCGGATGCGTTGTGCCTGACCTTCTCCGGACAGGCTGCATATGTCGCTGGCCGGGCGGCAAAGTGGATCAGCGGAAAACCGCTGAAGCGCAACCTGAATTACCTGTAAAGGCTTATTAAATGGCGCGTCGTTCAAAATACCGTAATCGGATGCCTTCCCCGGTTACGCCGGACGCGCAGTCATATGTTGACAATAACTCCCGGTCTGATTACGAGCCGATTTACAACGAAATTCAGGAAAACGCTCCGGAAGAGGAGGAGCTTGCGAAGAGCGCCCTTGATGAGACTGAATATCAGTCGAAGGTGAACCACGCTTTTGCGAGCGCCGAAGATTTCATTGACATGCATATCGCCCCGCTTCGGGAGAAGGCGGCGAAATACTATTATGGCGAAAAGTTCGGCAATGAAGAGGACGGCAGAAGCCAGATCGTCCTGACGGAAGTCAGGGACACGGTTCAGTCCATCCTGCCAAGCCTGATGCGGATATTCTGCTCTGGCGACAAGATCGTCGAGTTCATGCCGCGCACGGCGGAAGATGTAGAGGTTGCCGAGCAGGCGACCGATGCGATCAATTTCATCTTCAATGAGGCGAATAACGGCTATTCTGTCCTCTATTCCGCATTCAAGGACGCCCTGATCAAGAAGCTTGGCGTCATTACCTGGTGGGCGGAAGAAGAACCCAGAGTAATCGAGAAGCGGTTTACCGGCGTATCGGAAGAGGATTTGCTGATGTATCAGCAGTCCAACCCGAATGCGGAATTTGTCTCTGTCGAGTATGAACCCCAGACGTATCCTGGCTTGCAGACCTATGCGGTGACTGTGAAGCTTGTTGATACGCAGAGGAAATACAAGGTCAAGGCTGCCCCCCCGGAGAGCTTTATCATTGACCGCAGGGCCAAGGACACGATTTCGCAGTTCGACCTTATCGGATACCGGGATTTTGTCCCGATTTCCGAACTGGTAGAGGCTGGATTTGATGAAGATGTAATCCTCGAACACGGACACCCCGGCTCCGAGGACGATTTCACCTTCAATACTGAAAAGACCCAGCGGGTTCCCGGCTGGAGCTTCCCCGAACAGCCGACCGATAATTCGATGCGCCGCGTGAAATACGCGCAAATCTACATGCGTATCGACAAGGACGGCGACGGAATAGCCGAATTACGCAAACTCGATGTGATTGGACGCAATTGCTACATCCTTAGAGATGAAATCGTCGATCACGCCCCGTTTGCCGTGTTTTGTCCCGATCCTGAGCCCCATACGGTCTTCGGCCACTCGATTGCCGACGCCACGATGGACCTTCAGGAGCTGAAATCCAACGTCACACGGGCAATTCTGGATTCCGCCGCGCAAACCATCTTCCCCCGGATGGGCGTCGTGGAAGGACAGGTCAATATTGACGACTGCCTTAACCGCGAGGTTGGCGCTATCGTCCGTATGAGACAGGCGGGAGCCGTCCAGGACCTGTCCACTCCGTTTATCGGTCAGTCCGCCCTGCCAATTCTGGATTATATCGACCAGATCAAGGCCCAGAGGACCGGAGTTACCCCTGCAAGTCAGGGACTTGATGCGGATTTGCTCCAGTCCACCACGAAGGCGGCTGTAACGGCGCAGATTTCCGCTGCACAGGAGCGAATTGAAATCATCTCGCGCACATTTGCCGAGACCGGGGCAAAACAACTGTTCAGCGGCCTTCTGAAGCTGATCTGTCGCCATCAGGACAAGCCGCTTTTGACGCGGTTGCGCGGAAAATGGACCCCCGTCGATCCCACGACATGGGATGCGTCGATGGATTGCATGGTCACGGTCGCTTTGGGACGCGGAAGCGATAATGACAGGCTTCAGTTCCTTCAACTGGTGGCCCAGAAACAGGAAACGATCCTCCAGCAGCTTGGCATGTCCAACCCACTGGTGAAACCAAGCCAATATGCGGAAACTTTAGCCCAGATCATGCGTCTCGCGGGCTACAAGAACACCGAAAACTACTTCTCCACGATCACCCCTGAAATGGACATGCAGATTGCTCAGGGCGAGCAGCAGGCGAAGGCAAATCAGGTCGATCCGGAAATTCTGAAGGCAAAAATCCTCCTCGCGGACTCTCAGGCGAACAATTACGCCAAAACGCAGGATATCGCCCTTCGCGTTGCCCAGATGCAGCTGGATCAGGATTACAAGCGCGACCAGATCGAAGCCGAAATCGCTCTTAAAGCGGCGGACCTTCAGGGCAAATACGGTCTGGAAATGGACGTTGACGCCCTCATCGAGTTCCTTCGCCGGCCAAGGTCGGACGTGCTTGATCTGACCGGGATCATCATGTCGGGTCACTCCATGAACGCCGCGCAGACGTTGAGCCAGATCGGACAATCGGCGCAACAACCGGGACCGCAGGCCACGCCGCGTCCGCCTGGTATTCCGCATCAACAGCAACCGGGAATGGCTCAGTGACGGAAGATAGCTGGAAGAAAATGACCGATACGCAGCTTTCGGTCGCCGCAGAACAGATGATGAGAAACCCGGTTTTTCAGAAATTCATGTATGAGAAGCGCCAGATGCTGGCCGAAAACTGGCTCAACGGCGAATATCATAACGTGAATGAACGCGAGGAAGCATTCAAAAAGGCTCACGCCATGAATGAGCTTCTTCTCGCAATCAAAATCGCAATCGACAACGGCAAAATCGAAAAGGACAAGCTGAAGACGGTTGCGTAACCCAAAGGTAACGCACCATGGAAAACTCAGCCTCGAATGCGCCTGCAACTCATGAGCCTGGTGGCACAAGAATAGGAAGCATTGAGGAAGCCGCACAGGCCATGAAGGCCCTCCGGACGCCAGCGCCGAAGCCAAAAGCTTCCACAGCGGCACAACCCGCAGAGCCATCCCCTCCCCCTGAAACGGCGAATGAGCCTGCCGAGATCATGGAAGATCAGGTCGTCGCAGACGATTTGATTCCGGAAGTCGAGGCGCAATCCGAAGGCGAAGGAGAGACGCCGGAAGAAAAGGCGGATGACGCCAGTGAAGACGGACCCGAGCCGGAAGAAAACGAGGACAGCGAAGTCGAGGACGCCGGTGAACCGGAAACCTACACCGTCAAGGTAGACGGCAAGGAGGTCGAGGTCACACTGGAGGAATTGAAAAAAGGCTACTCGTTCAACACCCACAATCAAAAGCTTAGTCAGGAACTGGCTGCTCAGAGAAAAGAATTTGAGCAGTATGCCACGCAGACAAGGGAGAAGGAGGAGGTCTATTCCAGGCTTCTTCCGATAATGGTCCAGAGACTTGAGGCTTTGATGCCGCAGGCCCCTGACCCGTCTCTGCTGCACACTGACCCAATTACGCACTATCAGCTTCAGCGCGAATATGACGCCAAAATGCAGGAATGGACCCTTGCACAGGCGGAAACACAGCGGTTGCAGTCTGAACGGGAGCAGGAACGGGTTAATCTGGTGCAGGCGCACATCATGTCGGAGCGGGCAAAGCTCCCCGATATCGTGCCAGAGTGGCAAAATCCCGACGTTTTCGAGCAGGACAGGCAGAAACTCGTCAAGCATCTCAGGTCACGCGGTTTCACGGACGATGAAATCAACTGGGCCGGTGATGCGCGATTGCTGCGCGAACTGAACGACGCGAGGAAATTTGCGGAACTCCAAAGCCGCAAGTCTCGCCCGCTCAACCCCGTGCAAAAGGCCGTCCAGCCAAAAGCGCAGGCTCCATCCCCCAACGTCAGTAAGACGAAGGCGTTTTCACAGACTATGCAAAGTCTCGAAAAGACCGGCAGCATCGCAGATGCAGCCAGAGCAATGTCACTTTTGAGAGGCTAAACCAATGGCAGTCAGTCAGATTTACAACGTCAACCCGACCGATGGCGGCGTTGGCAAAGGCGCGATGCGCGAAGACCTTTCCTCGATCATCTATCGTATCGCCCACGAGGAAACGCCGTTTATCTCCAATATCGGCAAGGAAAGCGTTTCCAGTACGTACCATGAATGGCAACAGGATACGCTTGCCGCTGCGAATACGTCGAATGCGGTTGAAGAAGGCAAGGACGCCGACGACACCGCTTTCATCAAGCCGGATCGCGTCGGTAACTACACCCAGATCAGCCAGAAGACCGTGAACGTCTCGATGACTTCGCAGTCGGTTGACCTTGCCGGTATGCGGACCCTCATGGACTATGAGCGGGCCAAGAAGGGCAAGGAGCTTCGTCTCGACATGGAGGCGATCCTTCTGTCCAACCAGGCTGCTTCGGCTGGCGCGGCCGGCGTCTCTGCCGCTGGCACGAACACCAACGCGCGCAAGCTCGCCGGCTTCCCGACGTGGATCAAGACCAACACGGTCGCGAACGGTCGGACGCCGCCCACCATGTCTTCGGGCGCTGGCAACGGCTATCCGAATGCTGGCTGGACCGGCGCTGGCACTCCGGCGGCTTTCTCGGAAGCCAACCTGAAGGCCCTTGCGCTGGCGATGTTCAACGCCCGCAACAAGATCGCCCCGATGGTCATGACCAACGGCGCGAACAAGGTTCTGTTCTCCGGTTTCACGGGTATCGCGATCAACCGATTTGAACTGGACCGCGTTGGCATGGCGAAGATCATTGGCGCGGCCGACGTTTATCAGTCGGACTTCGGCGTGATGACGGCTGTTCCGAACGTCTATATGCCGGCGAACTTCGCCTATCTGATCGACCCGGAATACGCCAAGGTCGGCTATCTCCGTCCGTTCAAATCGACCACGCTGGCCCGCACCGGCGACTCGATGCGTGAGCAGCTTATCGTTGAATACACGCTTGTCGTTTCCAACGAAAAGGCTCACGCGGTCGCGGCCGGCCTGAACG